GCCCAAATAACACCCGACTCGAACAGCGGTGCCACAGCGTTTACCCTAGCGTGTTTATCTTGTCCTTTGCTAGGAGTATAACTTATAACAGGAATACCCATTTTTCGCAACTCGTATGTCAGAGGTAGACCAGAGGCTTTTGCCTCCACGATCACCGTTTCAGGATTCCAGTATCGATACTGCTCCCAAGCTTCTTTCTTAAGATCTGGAAACTCTAATCGTTCTTTAAATGCATCTAATAGTATTAAATTAGCTGGGCTATCTTCATCTGGATGAAATACACCCCATGTGGTAATAGCAGAATAATCGGCAGATTCTTTTTTTAAGAATGCGGTATCGTAAGATTGTATAACGTGTTTTAAAGGTGGAATAAAATCTTTGTCCCATACTTGCCACCACTCTCGTTTGATTAACGATCCTTCTTCAGCCGTTGGATTTTGCATCCACTGCGCATTCCATTTACCGGTGCTTAAACTGGCTTTAACAGATTCTAATTCATCTAACTTCCAATATTGTGGCCACACAGGTTTACCTGATGGCATGATCGCTGGAAACTCTATAACTTCCCATTGATCTGATTTTAATTCTTTCTGTGATTTTAATAACATACCAGTTAAATCTTTCATATTCCATCTCGTCATGACAACAACGATTGATCCACCTGGCTGTAAACGTTGACGAGGACCTGATGTATACCACTCGTATGCTCGTTCCAAAGCTTGTTGGTTCATAGCATCTTGTTCAGAGTGTGGGTCATCGATAATCAATAAATCCGCACCACGGCCCGTGATTGCCGATCCCACACCCGCTGCATAGTACTCACCTCCTTGCTCGGTTTCCCATTTACCCGCGGCTTGTGAGTCCTCTCTGAGTCGTGTCTTAAATATTTGTTGGTACTCAGGGGAGTCAATTAACGTTTTGGCTTTTCGTCCAAAGCGGATCGCGAGTTCTGTTGTGTGGGTCGTTTGTATAATTTTAAGATCAGGCTTTCGTCCTACCATCCAAGAGGGTAAGAGGTAGGACGCAAACTCTGATTTAGTATGCCTAGGGGGCATATTAATAATTAATCTTTTGATTTCACCAGATGCAAGTTTATTAAATTTATCTGCAATCTCTTTGTGATGTTTGCCTTCAATAAATTCAGGCCACACGTGTTTAACAAAAGATAGGAAGTCGTTGTTAACTTGTCCTTGTTTCTTTTTTTCTGATAGCTTGATTGCGTATTTAAGAAATTCCTTTTTAGCGTCAGGTGGAAGTTTATCTATAATTTCCTGTTTCATAAAAATTTTTGCAGAATTTTTTTCAACTCTGTTTTGTACCAGTTTTTGTTTTTTTAGGGGTACCCCCTCTATCATATTGCCATTTTCTAATTTAAGCAAGTCTACTTCTAAAACTTACTGTATAGGGTATGTCTGTCAGCTGCGCGCAAAAGGGGGTGTGGGGGGTCTGTTTGTTTTTGTATTTTGGATTTGTTTTGGGACCCCTAGAGTTTAATTAGGGTGGGTGGGCCCATAGTTCACAAGCATACAACCTGAAGATGTATGCAGTTTTTGCATAGGATAATCTGGGACGTGCGTCACTGTGTCCTATATATTCCCATAATCAATAATATATGATCCAAGGGTCATTAAATTAATAAAAGAAAGGAGAAATTTTATGGCACTATTAGTAAACTACGAAGGCCTTAAGTTCTGGGGCGCTCAGTTTAAAGCTGAAGAGCGGAACGAGGCGGATCAACTTGGTCACGTTTTAATGGCGGTTGGTCTTTCTGAAATATCTAAAAAAACTATTTCTGAATTATTATTCAGAGTTAGATTTTTAGATTTCACTTGGGGTAAACCATTTTTGAATGGTGATCCAAGTGATAAAGAATTAATTCAATTATTTAAAAAATATATTGGATTAAAAATTGAGATCACAAATCGAGGTATTAAGAATTTAAATACCAGAAGAAGATTTATGGTTAATCAATTGGACAACATTGAAGACAGAGTGTTGAGAAAAATCGAGGGGGTAAATTAATGAGAATATTTAAACCTCGACCAAGATACCGTGTGAATTATCACGCGGTATCCAAACACCTCGGAGTAAATCTCCGAGGTAACGAAACCTTTGACGAGTTGCTAGAGATCGAGCGGCAAGTTAAAGAGCATAAAAAGAAAATAACAGAGTATTACTATCCAAAAAATAAAGACGGTTTTATGGGTAGTGAGAATAGAAAAACTCGTACAAGATATGAGACGGACGAGGAACAAAGACA